TAGTAATAACAGGGCAAGATGTTGCCCAACCGCTATTACTTACGCCAACAACTGAACCTGAAACCGATGTTGCTGTTTCATCGTAATAGCGTGGGTCAGGAAAGAAAAACTCAGCGCGACACATAATATAGCCAAAGCTAAATTCAGGATTGACAGGAGTTGTAACACCGCGAGCGCGACCATACATACGCTTTGGGCCTGTATCGCTTGTTAGTTGAAATTGAAATAGTTGTAGTTGGCTAGATGCAGGTGTTGTGCCTGTTGGGTCAACATAGTAGCCAATAGCCTGTGGAGCAAAAGCTGATTGTAATTGCTTGTAGTAATACTGGGCGCTATGGCTAGAGTCACCAAGAACCAAAATGTCAAAAGTAACGGTTCTGCCATCATAGAAATCGCGCCCTGAATATGAGCCGTCAATGTAACCGCGATTATCGTCTTGAATTCTTAGCGGAGATGTGCCACCCAAACCGTCAATGTTTTCAACAACATAGTTAGTTCCTGCGCCAATAGTAAGACCGTTAAATGCAAATTGATAGGTTGAAACTGTCATTATTTAGCCCCTATCGGTATTCCATTGTTTATAGCTTTTCCCATTTTGTTAGCAATATCATTTGTGTTACTAGCATAAAAGGTGTTGTTTTGAACAACCGATATTTTTTTAGTAGATGCTTTTGCGGGAACATGAGCAACGCCTTTTCCACCAAGTTTAGGAGCAGGTAATTGTTGTTGCATAATAGATTCAGGAATTCCAAAACCTGTTCCGTGTACGGCTGGTTGTTGTCCTGCTTTATATGCCAAGAAACTGACACCTGCGGCGGCTGCAACTGCGGTAGTAGCGGCAATAGCAGCAGCACCTAATCCTAGGTTTGCTCCACCTGTTGCAAATGCTTCTGCGGCGGCGGCAACTGCGGCTGATGCTGCCAATGTACGATAGACACCAATTAAATCTTTAATTACGCCAATAAAAGCAATAACTTTTGATGTAGCCCAAATAGCCGTTAAAGCGCCAGCAAATAATTTAACCCAACCTATATTATTTTTAATAATATCAAATAAATCTTTAAGTTTTGGAAGGCCTTTATTGGTAATCCAATCAGTAACTTTAATAAGAGTAGGAACAAGGTCTGTGCCAACCTGAACCTCTAATGCTTGAAAATTAGCTTGAGCAACTGCAATACTTCCACTTAGGGTGTTCTTAAAAGCGTTAGCAGCTCCGCCAGCCCTATCTTCAATAGCTTTAAGAATTTGAGCAAAAGTTGCGCCTTTAGGAATTGTCTTACCGATAGCAATACCCAAATCACCCAAACCTTTTGCCTGACCAACAGATGCGCGAGCAAGAAGTGTTCCTGCTTCGGCAAGTGAAATTGTTTTAGCGCGAGCAAGGTCGGCAGCAACCCCAAGGCTGTCAAGAGCAAGTTGTGGGCTACCCGATGCTGCTGTCATTTTAGCCAAAGCATCATAGGTATCGTTGTATGTAAAACCAAGAGCCATCATAGATTTAGCGTGAGCATCAATAGCAGGCTTGGCTGCATCAAAACTTACGCCTGTATTTTTAACAGCAGTTTCCAAATTTGCTTGAGATTTTTCTACCGTGTCAAGAGTTCTAACACTAGCAATACCAAAAGCGGCAAATGCTCCACCAAGACCCAAAATAGCAGTACCAGCTAATTTAGATGCTTTTTCAAGCTTACCTAATGCTCCGCCAGCAACTAAGCCATTCTTTTCCATCTTTGCTAATTCAGCATTGACCTTGCCAAATGTAGCAAGTGCTTCTGTGGCTTTAGCCTGAATTTCAAAGATAACTGGTGGAAAGAACTCAGCCATTACTTACCCTCTCAGACTTAGGTGCTTACGCATAATTGCATAAGCAACTGCTTGGAACTTCTTAAATGCTGGTTGCATATAAGGAAACGCTTTACTCTTTGTATCGCCTGACCAAGTAGGAGGCGCATACTTGCCACCCATTTCAACTGAACGACCATAGACAATAGTTGGGCCGACTACGGCTGAATAGGTAGCAAAACCTTGACGATATTTTTCGCCACGAATAGAACGGCGCAAGTTGCCTGTACGGTTCATAGGAGGTTGCCCAGGGGTGGCGCGCTGACCTTTAGGTCTTTCGCCCTTAATCTCTTCCTTGGCAAGTTGGATAAGAGTGGTCATCATTTCATCACGAGCTTCACGAGCGCCTGTATCTAGTTTTGAAGTTGCTTTATTGACGGCGCGCATAACCTCATTGATGTTGCTCGTTATCACTCTCAACCTCTTTAACTATATTAGCGATTGAAATAACCCAATCAACAACATAAGCAGGTTGCTCATCTGTTTCGGTTATTGTCCAACCAAACTCTTTGGCGCAGAAATAATAAAAATACTCATCATCAGGGTATTTATATAGGTTATTGCGTTGCTCTCCCCGTAGCGCCCCCTTTAACCGTTCGAGCCGTCTAAAGGGCTATCAGGGTTCTTTTCATTGGCTTCGGACTTTGTAAAGTCAGGAAAGATTGCAGATTGAACCGCATTAACTTCTGCGGCGATAGCATCGTAGTCAGGCATTTCTAGCTCGTCTAATGATGCGATATGAACTGATGGAATGATAAGGTCAAAACTCCACGATTCAACAAGAACCGCAATTAGACCATCAACCATAGATAGGGCTTGAAGCAAGCCTTCTTGATTTGCTGCTGCCGCAATAACTTTCTTGCGGTCTTTTACGCGAAGTGTGCTTGGGTCGCGCAGGGTTACTGTATTGCCACTAGGCAATGTAATTACTTTAGACATGGGTTTCCTTCCAACTTGCCTCCCTAATAGGGTCTGACTGGCGGGGAAGGCGGCCACCAGTCAGACATCTTATCCTTTACTGGAATGTGCCAGAAGGAAGTGCGTTCTGTAGTGTGAACTTGACAGGTGAGTATCCTGAAGTTGCACCCGCATCTGTGGTGTTTCCAAGACCTTCAATATCAACAGTTACTTCTACATAATCAGTATTGCGCTCGATTGCGCCAGTTACATAAGCACCCTTTGTAAGAGTGAAAGCAACTTGGGTAGCAGTAGCGCCTGTTCCTGTTGAGAAGTTAAATGTGATTGCTGGCTGTGTGTTTGTAAGGTAACGGGTCAATTCTGTGTCATCTTGCATGACGAATGTGATCTTACCTTTAGCAGTTAGCGCGCCAAGAAATACTTGGTATGGAGCTTGAGTATTGCCAACACCAAAGATTGCTTCTGATGTGCGAGCAAGGTCAAGAGTACCGGTGCGAACATAGGCGATTGTTGAACCGCCAACGCTTACTGTACCTGTCCATACTTGGGTAGGTAGAACGCTTGAGAAAGATGGAGCAGGGGCAGTTGTTGTGCTTGATGGGAAGCCCATAGCCTTAACTGCATATTCCAACATTCCGTCAGCACTAAATGTCAAACCAAAATCTGTGATTTGGCAACCAGGGTAGTAGCGGGTGTTAGCTCCGTAGAAATCCGTAATGGTCAATGCTTTAGGTTGAGCATCACTTGTTGAGCCTACGGTATTCTTGAGAGAAATTGCGTGGGTATATGGAGCTGTTGAACCTGTCGTGGTGACATCTCCCAAGATACCTGCAATCCAATAACCGATTGTGTCGGCAAATACAGGCCCACCAAAGTCAATAGTTGTATTACGGCGGCCTTGAACATAGTTGTAATTTTCAACTAATGAGCCACGAATACCTGTGTCATATAGTGGCGCAATAACATCAACAGGCTTAAATGTGTTAAGTGTGATTGGTACAAAGTTTGTTGCTGCGACAGGAGTACCCTTGGTTGTTTCTAAGGCAACCCCAAGATACGACTTTACGGAATTTTGGGCTAGTGTCATTCTTCATCTCCTACTTTTGGGGCTGGCTTGGTTGATTGTGCTGGCTTTACATTGTGAGCCACAAAGTTATCTGCGGCTTCAAATGTTTCGCCAGGTTTTACTGTGATACTTATGCTTGGGAAAGTTCGCTCATCGTGACCTTGATAAGTGTATTTAGCCATTCTTGCTCCTATGCTTGAATCATTTGGGTAACATCAAATCGAACAGATGCCCAAGTTTCGGTGGAAGTGCCATCGTTAGATACAGGCTCGCCGTAAGAAACCGAGATGACGGGTTCTGCGCCTTGCCATACAAGGTTGCTAGATGGGTCACCAAATTGGTGATCTGAACGCAACTTTGCTTTAAGGTTGTCAATTACGCTATCAAAATCATTCATAGCATCTTCTGACTTGCGCTCCATTGAATGATGGAATAGCTGAACAACTACTGTGTAATCTATGCGCTTAATACCGCTAGTAGCTCCACCTATCGCCAAGCGGTTTTCACTTTCTGATTCAATATGAATAACTGCGGCGGTGCGAGATAGTTGAGAAGGCAGGGCATTAACCTGAAAATCAATACGCTTAGGAAAGGATGTAAAGATTTGATTGATGCCTTGAACTGGCGGATTGCCAATAAAGTTTGCAAGGGTTGAGCGAACGGCTGCGCGACCTGTAAGAGCCATTATCTAATCCTGCGATAAGGGGCAAGCAGGTTCGTAGCAACGGCTAGTTCTGTGCCTAACTTCTGTGAACCAGGTACGGCTTCTGATGCGCGTGAGGCAACACCCATAACCATTGAGTTATCGCCACGAACCTTGAGCATTGAGGTAGTCACAAGAATTGCGGCTTCCTTGATGGCAGGAGGTAGGGCAGAGATCGAAGTTCCTGAAGTATGGGTATAGGCAAGCGCGCTAACAAGAGGAATAGTTGTTGAGCCAAATGTGTAGGTTGAAGCTATGGTGACAAACTCTGAATTAAAGCCGTCATAAATCTTGAGGGTTAGCCCTGCGGTAATTCCTGTTCCGTCATTGACCGTCAGGCTAGTCTGCCCTGCGGTTGCCGTAGCAATAGTTGTATTGGCATAGCCATTGACATAAGAATACTTTAGAAATACCTCTTGGCGAGCAGTTGTTGGAAAGCCAAACTGTAGTGGGCCTTGGTTTGTGTAGGTAGTAGCAAGCATCGCATAAGGAAAGACAATTTGTGAATCTTCAATCCAAGCAAATGAGCAATCCTGAACCGTTGTGAGCTGGTAGTTAGGTGAACCGTATTGAAGGCTAGTAAGGGCAATTACCGGGTTGTATCGTGGGTGAAAACGGATAGTACCGTCATCACGGATTCGAGAACGCTGTTGCTCGGTTTCTGTGGTTGCTGCGAGGACTTGGTTACAGTAAGTATCAATCCATGAACTTGCTCTAGCAATGACATTGGCTAACTCCGCATCTTGAACATCAGGGTCTTGTGAGTTCCAAACGAGGTTGTCAATATCAATCGCCGTTGGAGCGTTCTTGAATTCAGTAAGAGTCAAGTATGGCGTTGAGAACTGGTGGGTTGTACCTGAATACGCATTACTCATTTATTTCTCCGCATCTTGAGCATTTTTTGAAGAATGAACCGAACCCGCATTTTGAGCAGGTAAAACCTATGGATGATGGGTTACGAATAGTTCCCATCGCGTTCGCTTCGCCCAAGCCTTCATGCTTCATTTGAGCGGCGTGTTTAGGATTATCAACATTGATAAGCCCGTCTTTGCCAGCCTTGTAAGTCTTTGTGCCACGCTCGGTTCTAACGGATACTTCACGCAAACCTTTTGGTGGAATCATTTTTGACATTTAGTGCGCCTCCTCAATGAGTAAGGGCGCACCTTTCGATGCGCCCTTCTCGATATTGTTCTTAGGACTATGCAGATGCAATTCCTGAAACGATACCTGACCAAGCTGGAGCTTGTGCCATGAATGTTCCACGGAAGTATGTGCTGAAGTCGTATGAGAACTGTGTGACAGGCCATTGGATACCCATGTAGTCCTGCACATTGTAAACAGCCCAACAATCGCTGACCTCTGTGTCAGGAATTGGAAGGGTGTAAGAAAGAACTGGTGATACGCCTTGTGGCAACCATGGGTGAACTGTGATGTCAACAAGCTTGCCTGTGACTTCATTGTATAGACCACCGATTGTTGCTCCGCCAACATAATCTCCTGCTTCAGTCTGAGTCAAGTTCAAACGGTAGTTTGCAGTTGAGCCATTCTTGATTGCATCAGAGAGTTGCTTACGGTCTGAACCGTTAATGAGAATCTCATCAGGGTCAGCCTTAACATTGTTGTAGAGGTTGTAGAACACAGTCTGATATTCCGCACCTGGGTTAGAGGTTGAGAATTGAGCATTAACCGCGTTGTTGTATCCGCCAGCAGATGAAAGCAATGTAGGAATAATTCCGTCATAACCTGTTGCATAAGCAGAAGTATCAGCAGAAGGAGCAGCAGCGCCTGTTGTTGAGTAAACAAGGTTGTTGTTTGTTGTGTTGGTAGAAGCAGCACCTTGAAGGGTAGCTGTTGTACCTGTGAAACGACCAACATACTTAGCATTTGTTGCGCCTGTTGTTGTTCCGACATATACCTTGTAACCAATAGCGCCTGTAACAGCACCTACTGTGATTGTGATTACCTGTGAACCTGAAGAGGTTGTTGGAGATTGAACTGTTGAAACAACAGACTCACCAAATGAACCAGCATCAGAAGTTACATAGATAAAGAACTGTGTTGAAGCAGCAAGTCCAACTTGTGTACCTGAAGCGTTTACAGCAGTTGCGGTTACTGTAGGAGCAGCAAGTGCGCCTGAGTAACCTGTTGCAGTTCCGCGAGCCATGAGGAGCATACGCTCTTCCATAAGCATTGTTGCGTATAGTGTAGAAGTTGATGACAACTGACGAAGGTCTTGGAATCCAAGTCCTGAGAAGTTAGCATCAAATGATACGCTGTCAGATAGTGAGTAGGTGTTGTATGGAAGGATTAGATCGTCAGCAGCATAAGAAATCTTTGGGCCACGCTCATAGTTGATTGAGCCGAAAGTTGCTGTTGATGTTTCTGTGATTCCTGGCCATAGGTTTCCAACTCCACCTGTACCGGTACCTGTGTAACCAAGTACGCGCTTTACGCGGTGAGAAGTACCAACACCCTTTTTACGAGCAATTTTGTTGCGAAGTGGTGTTGGGCGTGGTGTCAAGAGCTTTGCAGGTGCTTCTAGGTCGAAGGCTGCGAAAGATGATGACAATGGAGATGTTAGGGAAATATCCTTAACGATGTCAGCCTGTGCTTGGCGCTGAGCAGCAAGGGCGCTGTTCAATGCTCCAAGAGCATCAGGTGAGATTGACTTGTTTGCTGCGAGTGCTTCTAGTTGTGCTGTTGCATCAACTGGAGCAGATACGCCTGGTGTGTTTGTAGAAGCGGAAAGTGACTTTCCTAGAACTTCTACATATTCTTCCATGCGAATTGCTGATGACTTAGCATCAGTAGCATCGGCAAACAGGTCTGTTGCTTTAGGCAATTGAGCCATGTTTGGTTTCCTTTCGGGTTTTATTCTCCCGAAGTGTTACCAGCCTTTGCGATAAGTTCATTCGCAAGGTCACGATAACCCTTGGCGAGAACGGAATCTGTTGCAAGTGCGGCTTTCTGACTGAACTCCGCTGCCTTTACAAGCAGATTATTAGTTTGGGTTTTACCTGCTGCGATAGATGAACGCTTAGGCCCATTTCCAATCGCTGCTGATTTAGCCTGTGCTAGTTCGGTTTCAAGCGATGCCGCCTTGCTCTCTGCTGCCTCTAATGCAGCCTTAGCAAGCCCGACTTCTGCTTTCACAGATTCCGTAACCATTGACACGGCCTTTTCAATGATGGCATTTA